CCGCCCCAGAATCATCGATATATACGAATCTTACGCTGGCTGACGAATCAGCAACATGCAAAGCTCCTGCAGGAGCATCAGTACCAATGCCAACAAAACCGGCATTAGTAATACGCATCCGCTCAACGAGCGTTACAAATCCAGCAGGCGTCGTCTGAAACACAATGCGACCAGGCATATCGCCAGCAGCCGCAACACCATCAACTTCAAAATCTACACTGGCCGCATTCTGAAATGCTGCACCATCGTACCCGCGACCCTGAATGTGAAACAAGGCATCGCCACTGGATACAAGCGTCTCCGCCCCTGTACTAGTACGTCCCCTAAAAGCAGTGATTACCGGTGCATTGGAAGCTGTATTGCTCCCGCGCTGCATAAGTATCGTGCTTGAACTAGTTGCTATGTGCAGATCGGCATTAGGCGTTATCGTACTTGCGCCAATACGGACAAAACCACCCGAAGTTACACGTACCTTCTCAGACGTATTCGTCGCTATACGAAAGGAATTGTCTGAATGGTCGTAAACAATCGACCCAATGTCCTCATCGTCGAAATCACCAAAGTAAATCTGAGACTGAGCAGTCGACGAAGTCGCACCGGCAACAATGCTCAGGGCAGCATTTTGAGAAACACCTGATGTTGCATTCAACATCAGCAACGTCTCTGTATCGATAGAGACCGGCTCTGTGCCTCCACCTGTCATCAAGACAGGGAAGCCAGCGTCGACGTCAATCTGGCGACCCAGGTGGGCACCACCTTCGTCATACGCCTGACCAAGGGTGTTCTGGGTGTCAACGCCAGCTGAAGACCAGCTAAGAACGCCACCTCCACCACCGCTCGTGGTTAGTACCTGACTTGCAGTACCATCAGCTGCAGGAAGCGTATAAGTCTGAGTACCTGCAACAGCTGGGACCGTGAACTTAACCGCCCCTGAAGTCGCCCCTGAAATGCTCAGGATCCCATTTACATCAAGAGTACTACCAGACGTTAAAACACTAACATCACCAGAGCTACCTATTCGTAAACGCTCTACGGTGGCAGTGGATATGCCAAATTCATCAGCAACAGGACGGAAATATCCCGTCCCGGCACTGTTGAAGAAACCATGTGGAGTAGCCTCAGCCCCATCTGGAAGACTGAGGACATCTGTATTAACGATTTGAGCAATTTGCCCTTCATCGTTTATAACTAGTGGGCGCCTAGCCGTCATACCGGGCCCCCACTATACGCTTACTGTTCGATTCGATCCACGACCGTGCCATCGACATTGACCTGCTTGTTAGCGAAGCTAATGCCGTATTTCTCCTGCAAGCTGCTAAAGAATGTTCCTTGATTAGCGGACATGATCGATTCTTCAGCATTGAGCGCTCTCTGAGCCTGCTTCAGGGATTCTCGCTCAGCAGCGATACGACCCGCCTGCGCGGTAAACACATCAATCCTAAGCATCTCTGTCTCTGTAAGAGTAGCCAACGGAGGCTTGGTCGCAATCGCCTTAGGAGTAGCAACTGTCTTGGTGGCAACGACCGTCTCGGACGGATCAAGATCTATAACAGATGGATCGATACCATCCGTACCTACAGCATTTTCTGTTGTTTCAATCATCTGTGTTTCATCCATATCAATCAAAAGGTTGGTTACTTGGTCTCCGTCATAGTGAAGGTACCTGATTCAATATTGAAATTCCAGGAACCCTTAGACGGATCGTTAACATCTATACCATAACTCTCAGCCAAATTATTGACCGTATCCTTGCGAATTGCCTCATCCTTCTGAAGAGAGGTGAGCACCTGCAACTTAGCCAGCTGCGCATTCGACTCAACGCGAGACAACTCCCTAAAATTTGTCTCACCCTTGAGGATGCGCTCCTGAATAGCAAGAACACTTTCCTTCTGAGAATCAGTCAAAGAAATCAAACTGGCTGATTTGCCAGGAGCGTTCCCTGACAACTTCGCAGCCTTCGCAACCTTGCCAGGTACAACTTTCTTGGCCCCAAACTTTTTGCCGACTGACTTACCCGTGCTTTTCTTAGCCATTTTAGCCTCTCAAAAATCAATGAACCCATCAGGAGAAGGCCTGAATATACATGATGGGGGCCCAAATAGGACCCCCATCTATGTCAATTTTACTATGCCAGCTCCATGCCTTCACCTACCTGCACAAGCATTTTAGGACCAGTAGCGTTGGTCAAAATACCAACCTTGTGAATCCTAACCCCACTTCCAGAAGGTGCAACCATCGTAAATTCACCATCCGTAGTATTGCTCGCATACACCCTTCTGCCAACATCAGCAGCCACAGGAAGCGTATCCCACAGAGAATCACCTGCGGTTGGTAAAGTCACCTCACCAGCAACAATAACCTCAATAGACTCATCAGCAGCCGTAGCAGCTATCTTGGCGATGCCAATCGGATGTTCACGCACTCCCCCAAACGCCCCTCCGATATCAGGGTTAACCGGGAACAATTTCGCCGTTCCACCAGAGTTCTCAATAGCAACCAAACTGCCCACCTTAAACGCAGCCCCAGACAGAGCAGTTATGGTCGTCGTTCCCTGCGACAAGACGATAGCTGCATCCAACGCCTCCAGAACATCCTGCAAATCGTCATCGCCCGAGTACGCAAGGTTACCACCGTAGACACCGATTGCTGCTGCGCCAGAAGTAGCATTGGCAGTCGTCGCAGACAGAAGAACATTGGCTCCACCATCCAAAGGCTGGACATAGTAGTTAGCTGTGTAGCTAGCCGCCCGACCAATGGTAATCGTCCCGGAAGCTGTCCCACCAACAGTAATTGCACCAGCAGTACCGCCTGGAGAAACACCGCCGTCGACCGTCACTGCGCCACCGGCACCTGTACCTGTACCAGCACCACCATCGATATTCACCAAACCACCAACACCGTTGGTAGCTGCAGAAGTACCACCGACCATGTTGACCGCACCACCGATTGCAGCATCAGTAGAACCACCAATACCAGCGGTCAAGTTCAAGTTACCACCTGCACTCGTCGTACCACCCGAACCACTGGTAATGGAAACATCACCACCTGCGGCTGTTGTAGTTCCGTTACCACTTCTAAGGCTAAGCGCACCACCAGCTGTAGCCGCAGTAACAGAGTTACCTACTTGAAGTGTATGACTAACTTCGGCATCAAGAGTAAAAGTAGGAAGGTTGGACGAGTATATTGGCTTCCAACCAGATGCTAAGCCTGAACCGTTGTAAACATATGCAGTATTTGCACTACTATTCCAAGTAAGGTGCCCTGATCCGGTCGGAAGACCAGTAGGAACACCTGTCATCGTAGTAAGCTTGAAAAGCTCTGAACTACCTGTTCCACGGGTCCCCATGTTAATGGAACCGGTCATCGTATTTCTTGTCGCGGTACCATTTTTGATAACGTAACCGGTTGTCGCATTATTGTGATCGTCGTCAGCCAGCCCGGTTAACCCACCGTGATCAGAGGACGCCTGTGTAGTAAGAACATCCTCGAACACCGAAGCAACAGATGTCACCGTTGTTGCACCTTGTTGATAAGTCAAACGACCGATCAGCTTGGTCAACCCCTGATTGTGAAACGAAATAATCGTTGGGGCACCCTCTGCCTCTGCTCCAGCCTGAGAAGGGAATTCCTGTTGACCGTACTGCATGTACAAGGTGCCATCGGGTTCTAAATAGAACCAATGGTTTGAATAGAAACTTGCTGTCAGAGTTACCAGCTCATTACCCGTGGTCAGGGTAATGTTGTTGTATTTATCGCTTGTCCAAGCAGTAACACTGGTTTTTGTCCAATTCGTTGTACCGAGGTTGTCGTATCCCTGATACGTATAGAAAGTTGTGCCTGCGCTGATTGCAGAAATTGCAAAACGCTCAAGTCTCTCCCAGAGAGCACCAGCTGTAACGGAAACTTGATTACTGGGTTCACCGTTAAGGATAAGCCCGCCAGTTCTCTCATCCCTCCTAAGAGGCATGGTCTCCCACATCCGTCGAATCATGGCACTTGCATGATCACCAACAGCATGCGAGTTAAACAAAACATGAATTTCGGTGTTCTCTCTTACAACAACGCCAAGAGGAAAGTTCGTGTTGAAATCCCATGCATTGGTTGTGTTACTGACAACCTGAGGATCTCCAGCATTATATTCAACACCAATGTAGTGAATACCCTCTGAGTTAATTGGCAACCCATTATTTTCAGGCCAATTGAAATAATAGAGTGTACTGAGAGGATCGTTTGTAGAACGAAGAAAGCCACTACCAGCAGCTACGTCAACCGTGTAGGTTGGAGACCCTATTGGATTAGTAATCTCTCCACCTGCAGACTGCCCAGAGCTGTGGAAAATGTCCTGCATGTGCTGGACAGAATAATACGTAGACGTTGGCGCATCAGTGATGCGCTCCATGTGAATGTTCTTGGCCAACTTCACCGAGTTCAACGCACCAATGATTGACGTGGTGCTTTCACCCTCTGCCGTATAAAAAGCGCTGAGAGTCAGATCGCCAGTCTCATTCAAAGTAATCGCCGCAGGAGTTCCCTGAGCACCAAACGTAAGGTCTCCTGAACCCGCATTTAGAAGCGCCGATGTAGTGGCATCAATGGTGACAGATGTGATCGAGTCAATATCAACAATGCCAGTCGCAACAGTTGTTGCAAGAACCAGGTTCCCTGTATCAACAGTGAAATTCGAGTTGCCAACCGCGTCAATCGTCACCGCACCAGCAGCATTGACGTCAAGAGACGAAGCAAAGTCCCAGACAGAAGCGCCGTCAGAGTCGATATCTAAACCAGCAGAACCAGCCTTAAGATTGAGAGCACTGGCGCCAGTGATATTTCCGACCGTAATGGTTGCGGCAAAAGCATCTGTTCCAACGTTGATAGCGCCTGCTGCAGCAACCTGTATACCAACCTCAGTGTCGCCGTCAATCTGTACCGTAGCAGCAGTAGTTTGACCAATAAGAACACTGCCAACCGTACCACTAACTACAGCACCACCGTCGATGGTTACATCACCACCGGCACCACTGGTAGATCCACCAGCGCCACCATCGATGTTAGTTACGCCACCTGCACCATTGGCCCCGCCTGCACCACCGACAAGATTCAATGCGCCACCAGCATTGGCAGCATCGCCACCACCAGCATTAACTGTGAGGGCGCCACCTACGGCAGCAGTCGAGTCAGCAATGTCGATGAAATGAGCAGAACCAGCATCAAAAATTAGGTCCTGACTCATTCCTACATAGTCGGCTCGTACATTGAGGAAAGTCTCGGCTCCACCGGTGCTCTGAACAGCAAAGAGCGTTCCAGTAATAGGCGTAGCATTGTCCCGGAACAGGATGGCACCATCGGCAGCAGTAAGATCGACCTGAGCCGGTGCACCCGCGTCATTATCATAAACATTCTGAAGAGTAGGCGTTGACGCTCCAGAAATGGCATTGTCCAACGCCAAAAGCGCGTCCTGAACATCCGTAGGATTGTTCAGAATAGAAAATGTCGGGTCGTCCCAGACACCAACAGCCGCTGCACCAGAGGTATCTCCGGTAGTACCCGTTCCGTCTAACAGAACATTCAAACCACTGTCTACACCCTTGACATACAGGGTGGTAACAGTAGTAGCACTACCAATCTGAATATTGGTGGTATTGGTTGTACCAATGTTCAGGTCACCATCGGTGCCTGTACCAGTTCCGGCACCACCGGTAATGGAAACATCTCCACCATCGCCATTGGTAGCAGTGCTTGTTCCACCGCTGATACTGATGTTACCGCCAACGGAGGCATCAGTAGAACCACCCGCACCAGCAACCAGGGTCAAGTTGCCACCGGCACCGGTGGTAGCCCCATCGCCGCTCGATATGGTTAGAGCACCACCGGCATTAGTAGCCGTAGTAGAGGCGTCTACCGTAATCTCATGGGCATCATTCTTAAGAAAGATGAGCGAATCGTTGGCATCGCCGGTAGTGGCGTTAATGATGCGACCGTCGAATTGAATCGTATCACCGGCATCGTCACCCATTCTGACATTGCTGCTCATGGTAGCAGTGCCAGTAACTGTCTCGCTACCGTCTATTTTAAGGTCGCCCAGTACGTGGGTTGTCGTACCGGTCTTGCCTATGACAACGGCTTCGGTGCCAGTAAGAGCGGAGGACGCACCACCAAGCGTGATGCTTGTCGAGGTGGTTCCGCCGAGAATTAACGCGGTAGCTGTCGTGCTGTCTACACCTACTCCAACGAGCAGGGTATCGGCATTTGCTAACTCGGTAATAATACCAAGTTGATTAGTAAGTGGCCTAGCGTTTGACATATCTATTTACCCTTCAGAAAGAGAGTGATGGTTGGACTAGACTATTTCCTCGAACTTTAAAGTCCAAGCGCGTAAATGCCGAACACATCTGTCATCCAGAATGTCATGCCCAATATCCTCACCGACCACAAACTCAGTCGCTGGAGGAACTGGAAACAGACTCTCTCTATGACCATCACAACAGTGCATCCTGATCTCTGTACAAGGACCCCAGGTAACTCCTGTTACGACGCTACCCAGTTCTTCTCCAAGATACTTGAATCTAGCCATGCGTATTACTCCTGTCCGAAGGGTATTCTTCGGAATATTCCTCTCCTTTAAACACTAAACCCATCATGATTTCAAATTTACAAGTTGGCCATTGAAGTTTAGAAGGAGACGACTACTCTCAAGACCAACCCCGATCAGCTGCTGAAATATCTCACCCGTAACAGGAGTAGGCGGACTATTCGTAGCCACCCCTGCCACATCTATGAAATATCGACCCCCCGGTACCGTAACAAACAGGGAGGTTTCTCCTACCGTCTGCACGGTGCATCTTGTTGCGGTGGTCTTAGCCACAATCATGCCGACAGATGGCATCTTGGCCGGATTTGTAATGTCAACGGTAGACACCTGAGGTATGCCAGCTACCTCAGGTCCGGTGACATAAACAAATTTACCAGCCACATCGGCAGCCAAACAATCCGCCTCGTAGGCTCGTCCTTTGGCAAAATCCAAATCATTGGCGCCCGATTCAGGCTCCGTCCTGCGAACTTGCGAATATCTAATTAAAGTTCTGGCCATCTCTTACCGTCTCTGTCGCCCCCCAAATCCTAGCACAATCCTAGGCCAGCACACCTCAACTGCACCACATCAAACCAAAACAACCCGCTCCTCCCAGGTTAATAAATTACACATTGCTCTGCCAGTTCTATTTGGTTCTAATGAACAACCTAGATGCAAGATTCAGCGTCCACGCTTTGCTCAGGTCTTCTGGATCAACGCCAGCATCGTGAGCAGCCTTATTAACCTGAATATGCAGTTCTTCCTTAGCCCCCAGATATTCTTTGTATATTTCTATCTTCTCTGTGGCGATCTTGAGAATGTTCGCCTCGATAACACCTAGCTTGTAAAGCAACTCCTTGTTCTGAGCGTCCAGGCGAACAAGTCCTTCGATATATTGAGGACGAATCGCTCTCGCCTCCATGGAACCCTCTGCCGAACCTATGTCAACCCGACTAGGTACCACCTTCAAGGGAACGACCGGCACCTCTTCAAGAGCCTCCTCAGACTCCTCCCCGAGAACCTCCTCGGGCACTCCGTTGGGATCAGTCAGTTGCTCATCTTCAATCATATCAATATGTTCTTCTAACCAGTGCTTATTTAGCGCAAATATTTGCGCTGTCCAACAATGCCTTTTGAGCTATCTCTGTAGCCTCTGCTTGATACAGGTGAAGATCTTTACTGGAAGATCCAAAATCTCTCACCTAAAGCGTTGCGATAATCGGTACACCGCAATTCTAAGCGATAATGGTCTCCTCTTTCACGAGACCATTATCTAACAAAACCTTGTGTACCTGTCTGTATGGGTCGGAATCTGGTCCATGAAGAATGTCCCCTGTTTCGCAGTTCTTAACCGTTTTGTCCAGCCTAGACCTTACTCGTTTCTCACTCGGATCCATCCTGTAATAAGACATCGATGTAAACGAAGTCGTAACAGACTTTAGAGTACTCTCACTGACACCGCCATGCCGCCAATAGTTGAAAGCAAGATTCATCCCATAGCCTCGCTGCTCCCAATGGGCACGCCATGGAGAAGGCCACGGAATCAGCGGAACAAAGGCGCCAGCAGCCAACAGCGTCCACCAGCCGCTTAGCTGCACAGAGGCATAACAATATGCACCAGCACCTAAGCCAACCAATGCGAAAAACGGAACAAGACGAGCAATCATTGACGTAGTCAATTTTGTCGTCAGCCACAAAACCATATACGCAATAACAGGTGTGGCCACGAAGATCGCAAGAGGAACTAAGGACCCAATGATTCCATACAAAGCAAACAGTGGTAAGGCGATAATCTGCGGAGCTGCGTAACCCAAATTGTAACGAATTGGCTGCTTCTCCCCGTCCCAGATATGCACTCTTTCATGCGCAAGAATCTTAGTGTACATCGTTGGATCTTCTTCGACTTTTTTTCTCGAAGGAAAATAGACCGTAGACCCAAGAGTCGTTGTGTACCGATCCATGTAGCGAGAATTAAATGGATACGCAAGCAATCCTAACAATCGCTGCAATCGACTCTCATCTTTGTATTTTACACAAAAAGAAGGATGAACCTTCTTTGTGTCACTTACAAGATCGCTATATAAATTTTGCGCATCCATGGCAACTCCTAGGTTAGAGCAGAAACTTCAACAATCACACTTGTCACAGCAATTGTCCCTCGCGTCACAACCTCAGAATTTCTGACAAGAAGATTGCCCTTCGCATCAAGAGTTCCAGAAGATTCTAATATCTCTATGTTTACGTATTCAACACCGTCTATTTTTGTACAACCTTGAGCTGGAGCTATAGGAGCACATAATTCAGACAGATGAAGCGTTACTCCAAACTTTCGCCCACGAAGAACACCAAGAATGGCAGCCTCAACCTGTGACCGAACAGTGGCCTCGTTGAAACCAGTCAAAATACCAACTTCAACATTGACGTTGGCCGGAACCAACAAGGCGCTGCTTCCAACAACCTTGACAACCTGAGTAACCTCTTTTTTGGAATCAAGGAAGCTCTGCAAAGACCTCTGAAGACCAAACGTAGGAACTGCATAAAATCCTTCTGAGTCCAACGTCAAGACCGGCACTTCAATCAGATTCGATTTACACTCATCGGACAGGAATGCATCAACATGCGTACTGATCTCAGCAGTCAACGAATTAACGGCGCTGCCAATGTCGTTAACATCGGAACTTAACGTTGCCGCTGTTGTACTGATAGCAAGGTTGTCAACCTGTATCTGATCTATGTCTGCCCGTACAACAGTACGCAAATCTTCAGCTGCCACAATCTCGCTATTAATGCTCGTAAGTGACGTCGTCATGCTATCAACATCCGCCAATCCCGTGGCAACCTGGTTCCCTATCTCAACATTGCGCCCCGTAATTGCTGCAATGATGTTATCAAATACTGTCTTTGTTGCTGGACTGATACCATCGGAAGCAGAAGCAGCTTCCAAAGCAAGTATTTGAGTCTGCAGTTTTGAAACCTCTGTAGCCAGACCCGTAGAACTTGCCTGCGCTACACCAAACGCCACTCGAACATTGTTGTTCGACTCCGTTACAGAATTCTCCTCCGTATCAATTGTCGTCAAACTTGCCTGCAATAAATCATCATTCAAGATTGCCGACGTAATCGAAGTCGTGATGGCGTCGCTAGATGCCGTAATTTCAACCACGGCTGCATCAACAGTTGGCTCAACATCAGAAGAAGCCGCTCTGATGTCACTCAACTTCGAATTCAGAAAAGCATCTTCTGCTGAACCGCGAACAGTAACTGCACGCGCAACAGCAATAGCTCCAAAGATTGGATCTACAAAAGATTTAGCCCTCGCCTCATAATCCTCACCAGTAATATTTACTCCACGACTCTTAAATACAGTGGGAGCATTCACCTTGATGTTGGCAAGCGTCTCTGGATCGCTTCCACCACCCGTTCCAGAAGGATTGTTAATCACCAAATCAACAGCTGTAAAACCAACTACTAACGGAGTAACAAGTTTCGTTATAGTCCCAGTTGTTGCTTGACCGGAAACACCAGAAGTAGCAAAAAACGTCAACTGTATACCAGAACCAGCAGGAGGTATTTTTCCGGCAACACTGTCGCCAAAACGCAATGTAGGCGGATCGTCGTTATGCCCAAGCTCATACTGCGCAGTATTCCCAAACAACAAAAGCTCATTCTCAATATACTCTTCAGGACCAACAAAAACAGACGTCTGCGAAATACCTAAAGTCCCAGCACCAAGTATGAACTTACCTGTTGGAACATTGCCTACCTGAAACACCTGATTAGCAGTACCATCAGAAGTAAATGATGCAGTAACAGTCTCACCCTCAGACAAAGTAATAGTCTTCGGAGATGTGTCTCCAGCACTGAACGTAACCGATTCCTGAGCCTCAAAAATTAGGCCATTAGGACCCCTGAACTGCAAGCCCAAAGGAATAGTCACAGGGAAAATCTGCGCTGTGGCAAGACTTACAGTGACATCAACGCTGGAAGCCGTTGCCGACCCAGCCTTATAACCAAGCTGCCTGGCCAGCCTAACCGCCGATGACCTAACCCTCGCTGTCGAGAGAAAGTTGTCAGTAGCTCTCCTGTCTAAGTAAAAAGAAAGCGTGTCCAAACCAAAAGAGAACACGTCGATCAACATAATGCCGAGCGAAGAAACGGAAAAGTCGTTATAAACTTCGGCAAAATTTACTTGAAGACGAGCCAGAATCTCATCACTGTGAGTGTTGAAATCGAAACCCGCATACTGAACACGCACTAGCTCACTGGCCATCAGATACCCCCACCAATAGCTACACTGTCCGGCTCACCTGATAGCAAAACCGTATACTGTACAAAAATAGTCAACTGACCTGGCTCAACAACCTCGTCGGCCGTTACATCAACAGAATCAACGCGAATCCTCGAATCAAAAGTCGCAAGCGCCTGCCTAACCTCTCTTTCAACCGTTATCTTCAAATCCTCATTGATTGATTCAAAAACATAGTTAAAAGCATTGCTGCCAAAGTTAGGTCTCATAATCCGTTCACCCTTGGCGGTCGTGACAATCTGAATCACAGATGCCTTGATCGCTTCCAAGTCAACATCCTGACCAGGGAAAGAGTTGTTAGCCTTCCTGAAGGGAAAACCTATTGATCGTATTCTTGGAGTAGCCATAATCAATCATTCAAAAAATAAAACCGGGAGACACCGGAGGTGGATTTACAACAAACACAGTCCTTGTCATTAAGTCCAATGAGCTAGATAGCGCAAGCGCAGCTGCTGGTACAGTTTTAACCCTTGTAGAAATAAGCTTTGCAACCCCAGCCTGAGTCACTATAGCGGTAACTACACCCCCTGCACCTGTCTGAACCGGCGGCAATAGCCAAAAAGCCGTAATTGCACTACCTATGATCTGAGCAGCTTGAGGAGCTGGCATCCGCGCATTCAAAAACGTCAAAATACCATTCTCAAGAACTCTCACCTCCGTACCCTTCAGGACAACAGGCACCCCTGGAGGCGCCTGAGCCGCCCTGGCGTACTCCTGGTACGCTCGTGCAATACGACGAGCAATCTGCGCCTTGTCCGGCAGATTGTCCTCGAAGACACGCTGAATGCGGCTCCGCAACGTGCTCACGTTTAGAGCCATTAGCTGGTCTTCGTATCCTTACTCAGGATGTCTGGAGTAAACGGCTGAACAGGCGGACCTGTAGGCCCCCACGGGTGCGGGTGAGTATGGGTCTCAGCCCATTTCTTAAGAGATTCGCCGCGAACCAGCGACTCAAAAGAACCACCTTCTTTGCCTATCTTAACCTGGCCAGAATCAGTCCACTCAACAAGGGTCCCATCCTTATGACGAATACGAATCTTTTCGGATCCGTCCGTATCGTCCAGGGAAACACTGTGCCCGCCCGGAGTCCTGAACCCACGCCTCTTTGGTCGACCATCAGCAGCAGGATCGAACTCATCGCTAAGCTCACCTGTTGCAAACCAACCACCCAGATAAGAAGTGGGCTTTAACGGATCTCCGTTTTCAAAAAATACATAAACATGGTCGCCTTCTTCGGGAGGCCAAAATACACCAGCTTGCGGACCAGCTCCCATCATCATGGGGTAAACCCAATTCGCATTGTCTCCTGAAAATTTTGCTCTAACACATTCGACAATAATCCTTCCAAGCTTGGCCGGATCCCGATTGTTAACTACCCGCGCACGATACGGGCCATGGTAACGACGGAAATACTCCAAGCCGTGGTGATACAACTTGTCGAGAAATTTTTCGAATGGATTAAGAGGCGGCATTACAATCTCTAACTAAAATCAGTAAACGGAGGAACAACTCTTGGAATCATAGAAACATTTCCACTGCTCTCTGTCTTAGACTCATCAATTGCCAAAATTGGCGTATGCTCTTCCTGTTTGCCCACTTTGGAATTACCACCAATACCCTCAGGGTTAAAATTAGATATACCCCTGAATGTCGTCGTAAATCCTTCAACACCGATGTTGTGAGTAACTTCAATCACTCCATATGGCTTGTTAAACAAACCCTTCTCGCTTGCAGGTTCACCAAACTCCTGAAATCCGCTCGCCTGTATGACTTCCCCCGGAATTAAACTCGGTATTCCTATTGTCGTGAATTCACCCGTTATACCTCCATCCATCTGAGCAGCCTTCCATTCTGCCTTCATCTGCTGCACAACGGTTGGATCCCGTGGGTCTCCAGGAATATTACGAGAGGCATCCTGAGGAAGACTTGAGATCTGCGTCACCGCATCCGGATCAAACCCGCCCTTCGCCGTTCTAGCCATTCTAGTGTTTTCTAAATCGGCTTTTTTTGCTGCAGCCTCTGCTGCAGCCTTGTTTCTCGCTTCATCTTGAGCCACCGAGCGGCCTATCCCTGGACCCATCCACACTGCCGTCGTTGGCGAATTAAAACTAAGTATCGGATACATATTTCTACTTGGATCTACCTGGCCCCTGAGAACAAAATGTTTCCTGCTGGAAGACCCATCTTCCGCGCCAATTGATTTCAACCAAGTATTTGGATCAATTACACTAACCTTGTCACCGCTGTAACGAATATCTAATCCATGGTTCTTGATAGTTTCTCTAACAAACCACCAATCACTCCTGGGACCCTGATTAATAACAGGTACCGGAACTTTTGCATCCTTTGCTGTAACTTCAACATCCTGTTGCGCACCTGCAACATCAGGCGGATTCTTGAAAAACGCCCTTATGTTGTCATCCCCGGCCACGCCTTTTTGTTCTTCTTCAGAAAAGGCGGAATACAGTTCAGACACGTCGATGATTCCATGTTCAATCTCAGCTCGACTTGCCTCAGGAAGAACGCTACCACCTTTACTAGCTTTGCCTTTTTTCGCATAACGACGAAAAACAGTTTCAACAGCTCCCGCCCAAGACAACCCTGGAAACGTCGACGGCTCAGATCCACCCGTGTTGTTCATCGGATAACCAACACCAAGTGCATTCAAAGTAATAACAACATCCTCACCAATGCTAACGTCAGGCTTCTGCAGTAACCCCCTGTATGGCTGCGTCCTGAAATTGCCTGGGCTACCTGTTGAATATCCAAGCGACACATGAAGTTCACCAACACCGAACTTGATCAAGCTTGAGTTCAAAAACCTCAACGCATCTTCATACGGAGGAGTTAGTACAAGTTGAATTTTCGCTGTAAAATTCATCGTTAAAGATATGGATATCTGAGAAACAAATGATAGCGCACGGAAGTCTGTACCCGATACAGCGTCGTTATACGGAGATACCCACAGATCGACAAATTTACCCCTTCCTCCAGCATCATCGCCTGAGAATGTAAGTATCTTGCCTTCGACGATAACGCCAAAAAAATCGAGCGACACTATCTGCCCTTCCTGACTCTATCTCGTACGCTTTTCAACAATTGATTCTCAACGAAGTTGAGCGATGGAATTCGAATATCCGCACCTTCCTTAAGATCTGTCGGCAATATCTCCATGTTGTTCGCCCAGGCAATTACCCACCAAAGAACAGGATTCTGATAAAACCTCTGAGCCAACAGATCAATCCTGTCATTCCCCTTAACTCGATAGGTCAAATCGTCTCCACGAGGAGCTGTCAACGGCAACACAACCGTGTCCCAGAAATCAACACCGTTAACGGTGAGTAGTTCACCGAACAGAAGCCTGGACGACCTGTTTACATCAATAGCCATTTAACACCTATTCAATATGATGCCCAGACACCCCGGCGCCAGCCTTCTCGTTCTTTGACGAAGCAGGTCGACCTATTGGCTTATTGCCAATGCCCTGATTTATGTTGGCAAGCATTTCAAGCTGACTCTCCATCGTAGCCTGCATTAGTCCTGCCCACTGCGGCTGGTTGATGGCATTGAGAATCTCTGTTGCGTTTGTTGCCCCCTTGCTCATCGTCGTTGCCGTTCCTCCGGCTCCGCCCGGCTGAGCTGCCTCCTGGCCTCCGCGAATCTGCTTAGCAAGAGCCATCGCCTTCGATACCGACGCAGTTGCCATCTGGTCTGCCACGCTGCCCGTCATAAAAGCCTGAGCAAGAGCATGAACCACACGCTCAGCCCAACGCTTAATCTGACTCTGAGTTGTAATCAAGTTGAGCATGTCGATATTCTTTGCCATGCGAGACACAAGATTCAAAGCATTGAGAATTGTCATCGCAAGAGCAGTAACAACCGTTGCCACACTGTTAACAATAGAATCTTCTACAACCTTAACTATATTCACCATGCCAGCACTGAATCCAACAACCGCTGCCTGCTCCTTTATCCATCCTTCTTGCGACGTCTTGAAGAACAAGTTCATATACTCAGCAGTCTTCTCAGTTAACGTCTTCGCTTCAGCGGTCATCGTCTCAAGAAATGCAACATAAGAAAGTCTGATAACTTTCATGTTAGCCTTGAATTTTGTAGGTTTAATAGAAGAAATCATGCTTATCGCATTTACTGCCGCCTCTCCGGATATTCCTACAACCTTTTGTATCTCTCCTGCGAACTCAGCATTCTTTGCCGTGCCCGAACTGATTACCTCAGCATGCTTAGTCTCTATATCAGAAAGTAACTTACTGTACCCCTTCGTTGCTCCATCGATAAGAGCTGGCATCTGATCCGTAATACTCTTCTGAACTTCCCCTGATATGCCCTCATACTTTGCGCGAATTTCAGCAACATGCTTATCAATCTCAGCTGCACTCAGATTGCCCATTTTCTTAGCGTTTGTCATGAAGGTGTTTATTTCTCCTTCTTGGGCACTCGCTAGCTTCGCAAAAAGCTTTTCTGTCTCCTCACGCGCTTTCGCAGAAGCTACAGGTATGCTCTTAACCACAGATGCTGTATTTTCTTCATACACCTTTCTCATATGAAGAGCTGACCGTTCAGCAAACATCGCCATCTTTTCAGTATCATCCTTGAAGGAAATGGCCATTTCTCCAACATTTCCTTTAATGATTTCAACAGTTGATGCAACTGTCTTACGATTCGCATCCCATCCCTGCTGAATCTTCAAAACGCCTTCCTGATACGCTTCTATACTTATCTCTCCTGCTGCCTTCTGTTTTTCAAGAAGCGCAATTTTCTCAGAATCAGCATCGGCCATAGCTGATTGTGCTGCAAGATATGTCTTGGCATAGCCAGCAGACACCCCACTAAGACTTTCTATAGAACTTTTTGAAACCGCATATTGAGTTTCAATAATATCATTCCATTGAGATATGGTCCGCAAATCAACACCATACTCTTTGCGGTATTCTTTAAACTTGCCCTGGAACTTATCCATTACAGGGCCAAGCGCCTCTCCCTTGGCACGTGCTGCATCCATTGCAGCACGGAACTCATCCATTGTTCCTTTCGCCTCTACGAATGACTCCGTATTGATTTTGGCGAAATGCATATCATTCGATTTGTTAACAATTTTCTCAACTTCTCCAGAAGCCTTGACAACATACTGAACCACTGCATCGGTAGTCTTGATAACCTCTCCGCCAGCAGTCTTAATAAGCGCACCGCTCTTAAGCCCTG